TAGAGAATGGAATGGTTCTTTAGTTCACGTTTCAGAATATGAAGCAAAACAACCACAACTTGAACCTAAACCAGCAGGGTCAGACCCACAAGCTTTATATAATCCAAGACCACAACCAGCATCAGCCACTAGTTTAATTTTATTAGATGACAATTCTTTTACAACTGTAATTTCTGGTGGAGTAACTTTTGTAAATATTTATTCAGAAAACCATCAAAGAAGTACAGGAGATGTTGTAAGATTTAGAGGAGCACCTGAAGTAATAACTCCAGGATCAGGTGGAGCAGATGCTACTAATTTACAATCTTTTGCAGACATTCCAACTTTTGATAATGTAAGTGATTTAGATAATGTAAATGGTTTTACAATAACAGTTGGACAAAAACAATCAGATGGTTCTGTAATTACAGCACCTAATTCTAATCCAACAGAAATTTTAACAACACCTGAAAACTATTTCTTTATTACTAGCACAAGTAATGCTACAACAGGAGGAATTGCAGGCGGTGGAGCAAACTGTTCTGCTGGTCCAGTAGTACTAGGAGTCGTAAACGGATAATGGCATATACTTTAGCAGAATTACAATCAGACATTAGAAGCTATACTGAAGTAGGAGATAATGTTTTAACAGACGCAATTTTATCTAGAATTATAGGAAATGCAGAAAACAGAATTACTAGAGCAATAGATACTGATCAAAATGTATTCTATGCAACATCTAGTTTAATTGTTGGAAATAGATATGTAACAATTCCAGCTGATTTAAGAGCAATTAGATATGTTCAATTAAAAGATTCAACTGGAAATCAATTTTACCTAGAACAAAAAGACACTAGTTATATTGCAGAATACTATTCTACTCCAGCAACTCAATCGGTAGATATTCCAATACATTATGCTAATTGGGATGAAGAGTATTGGGTAGTGGCCCCAACACCAGATAAAACCTATGAAATTACTCTTTGTTATGATAAAGAACCTACTAGCCTTTTAGTAGATACTGGAGGTACTTACCTATCCGATAAATACCAAGATTTACTTCTCTATGCTTGTCTAGTAAATGCATATGGGTACTTGAAAGGTCCTGCAGATATGTTACAATACTACACAGGACAATATAAAGAAGCTTTAGAATCGTATGCTATCGAGCAAATCGGTATCAGACGTAGAGACGAATATCAAGATGGTGAAGTTCGGGCTCAACTTAACGTAAAACCACCATCAAGTTAATAAGGAGATAAAAAAATATGGCTAACATAATACCGTTTTCATTTAGAGGTGCTCTCTTTTCAGCGCAACACGATCTTGCTACTGGAGGAAATACTTTTAATATATCTTTGTATACAACTAATCCATACACAACTGCAAGCACAGTATACTTAGCGGGAACAGGTAATGGTGAAGTAGATACAACAGGTGGTACTAACTATGTTGTTAAAACTTTAGCGAACCAAGCAGTTGCAAGTACAACAGCCGTCGCTTCAGTAGACTTTGACAATGTGACTTGGAGTTCTGCTACATTCACTGCATCTTTTGCAGCGATTTACAATAACTCAACAGTCGATGGTACACAAAACAGATTAGTAGTAGTTTTAGATTTTGGCGGAGCGAAGACAGCAACCAATGGTGATTTCACTATTGCGTTTCCTGATGCAGCTACACCGGCTAATGCTATTATTAGTATGAGTTAATAACAAAGGAAAAATTTATGGCGTTGGTAATTAACGACAGAGTAAAAGTAACAAGTACAACTACAGGCACAGGTGCATTTGCATTAGGTGTAGCACAAACTGGTTTTGAATCTTTTGCAACAGGAATTGGAAATAATAATACAACTTATTATACAATTTTTAATCAAGGGACTACAGAATGGGAAGTTGGTCTTGGAACTTTAGATGCAACATCTGCAAACTTAACTAGAACTACAGTTATCTCCAGTTCTAATTCAGATGCAGTTGTTGATTTTCAATCAGGTACAAAAGATGTATTCTGTACTTTACCAGCAAGTAAAGCAGTTTATTTAGATTCAACAGACACACCTGTTGGTGCAGCAAGTAATGGTTTTGCTGTAGCAATGGCAATCGCACTTTAAAGGAGAAAAATATGGCACAAGATTTTACTAGATACAGCGCAACAGTAACAGACTCTGCGACTACTGTATTTACAGCAAATTCAAATGATGCAGTAATTGGAATTAGAATTGCAAACATATTAACTTCAGCTATAACTATATCAGTTTGGGTTTCCGTAACAGGATCCACAGATAGATATATTGCAAAAGATTTAAGTATTCCACCATCAAGCGCAGTAGAGCTTGTATCAGGTGGTGCTAAATTTGTAATGCAGGATACAGATGTATTAAAAGTACAGTCTGATACTGCAAGTGCAGCTGATGCGTATGTTAGTGTAGTTGATTCAATTAGTGCATAAGGAATAAAAAATGGATAGTTTATATAATATAATTTATATCGGAAACAAACCTGGTTCAGAACAGATTTATACTCACGCTGAAACTATTAATAATAAAGAAATTGTAATTGAATCAGCGGTTCTCGCTGGTCCAGTCACTTTCCCCAATACAATCACAGTAACAGGAACATTGGTAATAATTTAATGAGTAAAATAGAAGTTAATCAAATATCATCACAATGCGGATCAACATTAACGGTTGGTCAATCAGGTGATACGGTTACTTTAGCAGCTGGTGCAACTCAAACAGGATTCGGTAGAACGGGGACCGTTGATTGGGACACAACTCCAAAGACTGCTAGTTTTACTGCTGTAAGTGGTAATGGTTATTTTGTTAATACGACATCAGGTGCTATTACAGTTACTTTACCTGCAGGTTCTGCTGGTGATATTATAAGTTTAGCTGATTACGCAGCAACTTGGCAAACAAATAATTTAACAGTTTCACCAAATGGAACAGATAAAATTGGTTCAGTAAATTTAAGTGTAGTTTTAAACACACAAGGTCAATCAGTAACTTTGGTATTTGTAGATTCAACACAAGGTTGGATTAATACTATGGATTCAACTTCTAATGTAAGAGCACAAATTCCTTTTATAGCAGCCACAGGTGGAACTATTTTAACAAATGGTGATTTTAAAACTCACGTATTTACAGGTCCTGGAACTTTTTGTGTTTCAGAAGCAGGAACTCCTGCAGGTTCAAATACTTTAGAATATTTAGTAGTAGCGGGTGGAGGTAATTCAGGTAGTGGTCAAGTAGGTTGTAATTATGCTTCTGGCGGTGGAGGGGGTGGAGGTTTTAGATTATTTACAATAGCACCGGGAAGTAATTCACCTTTAAATGCACCAGCAGGTCTAACAGCAAGTGCTCACGGTTATCCAATTGTAGTAGGTGGTGGTGGAACTTACCCTGGAACAGGTAATAATTCAACTTTTTCAAGTATAACATCTGCAGGTGGTGGTGGAGGTGGTAGAGATACTAATAGTGGTACACCTAATGACGGTAGAGAAGGTCGTGCAGGTGGTTCTGGTGGTGGTGGTGGTTGTGGTGCTGCTAATGGTGGAGTAGGTAATAATCCTTCTGTCAGTCCTCCTCAAGGAAATTCTGGTGCAGGTTCAACAGGTGCTGGACTTACTGGTGGTGGCGGCGGTGGAGGTGCTGGTGCAATTGGTAGTGGTGCGTGTGCTAGTACAGGGGGTGCGGGTGGAATTGGTTCTTATATTTCAGATACAATTATTGGTCCAACGGCTCCAAGTTATGGTACACCTGGTCCAGTTGGTTCTACAAGATATTTTAGTGGTGGTGGTGGTGGGGGTGGTGGTTATGCTCCTGGTGCAGGTACAGGTTCAGCTGGTGGATCCGGTGGTGGTGGTTGTGGTAGTGGTAATGGTCAAGGAGTAGTTGGAACAGTAAATACAGGTGGTGGTGGTGGTGGAGCAAGAGGTAGTTTTGCAGCAAGAGCAGGCGGTTCTGGTATAGTAATAATAAGGTACAAATTTCAATAATTATGACAAGTAAAATAAAAGTAGATAACATAACAAACCAATCAGATTCCAACATCGTTAATAAATGTGGAACAACTATTACACTTGGTGC